ATGCGCGGGTGATGGTCGCCGGGGCGACCATTGAACATTCCGTCAATATATTCCTTCAGGTCAGAAAGTTCTTTAACTTGCTTCATCTCTCTCTCCTCGTTGAACAATAGTACGCACGACGCCTGCACGTTTCAGTTTCTTGAACTCCTTGCCGTTGATGGCACTGAGCACCTTGCCGACAAGTGCAGCATTGTCAGCGGGTGTGCCGGTGTATTCCAAGATTACTTTGATCATAGGTAGTTCCTTTCCCAATGGTAGCAGAGACCTTGATGGCCATTGATCAGCGGCCACAGCGGCACACGATCGCGCCAGTAGCGCGCGTCACCGACGTAAGTGTGCGCCTTGATCACGCGGCCATTTTCCAGCATGATCTTTTTGATGTGGCGGTGGTACATGCGGCCTTCGCTTTCCAGCCTGTCCAAACTGGCCATGACAGCAGGGTCGGTGACCAAGTACACCTCGCCCCAGACCGGAGCATTGTGGTCGGCTGGCTTGGCAGTGCGCGGGCGCAGCACCGGGAAGCCTGCGTCGTACATGCGGCACTTGGCAATGGTGCAGCCCTTGCCGATCAGGCGGCTGGTTTCCAGTATGTGGTGATTACCGTAGCCAGCCTTGAGGGTGCCGTACACGAAAACGAGAGCTGGTTTCATCGGGTCAGCCTTTCAAAAGCTTGGACATCGTCCTCTGGCGTGGCGGCGAATTCCACGGGGCGGTCGCCCCATGGCAGTCCGTAATGGCCAGCGCACACAGGTCCGTAGCCGACCGACGTGGAGCGCTCGTCCTCAAGGCTGCGATTGCAGAAGCAGCAGTTGCCGGTCAAGCGCCCATGCTCGCTGGCGACCCGCACCGGATCACGGGCGAGCTCCTGCAGGCGCGGGGTCATGGCCGGGTTGGCACCGGCTGCCATTTCAAACACGCCAGCGCGCGTGACGCGGCCATACCAGCGGCGGCGACCGTTGCGCGGGTTGGTCAGCACATTGTCCAGCACGTTGAGGGTGCCGGGTTGTGCGGCCTGCTGGCCTGCTCGGGTAATCCTGAGGGTGGTGCCGATGGCCGGGATGCCTAGCACGATGGCCGGGTTGCGGAGGTGCTCGGCTGCACGATCAAACAACTGCAGCAGGCCATTCATTTCACCGACCGTGGCGCGCTGCGGCTGCGCCTGTGTATTGTCACGCAGCGCAACCCTGAACAGGTTGCCAACCACGCGCGCACCAAGTGCCACCTGACTGGTGGTGCCGTCGCGCTTGGTGACCGTGACGACGCTGCCAGTGGTGGCAGTGGCTTCGTCAACGGAGACGCACCAAGTGTCCTGATGTTTTTTCCAGATGTTCATGGCCTTACATGCTCCAATAAGCTTCAGAGGAAGGCGACATGAAACCGGGCGTGTTGCTGGCTTCCATGTATTTCTTTCCGGTCATCATGTTGGTCTGCTCGACCATGTGGACGACGCGGCTGCGGTAGTGATCAACATGCGCGACGCCGTAAGGGCCGGGACCCTGTTTCTCGCCCATGGCTTTCACGTTCCATTTGCGGGCGGTGTTCAGCGCTGCGCCGAGCGTCTTGTACTGCTTGGCCATGCTGGTGTGCGGGTGGCCATGGTACGGGCCGACCTGCATTGTGGAAGAGATATCATAGATGACGAACATTTGCCTGCTCCAGTGGTTGGTCACTTGTTTATGCAAATCAGAATACGCCTGATTGTGCCGCCTGTAAATGAAAAACAAATAAACAAATGAAGAAATATGCTAATGAAAACAATGGGGCATCAAGATAGCTGTCCCGTTCCGGCCCTATTTCGGGTCACCAAGCAATAAAGCCTTTATTTGCAGCCATTCCCAGCGCGCTGGCCCGCCTTGCCACTGGCCTGCAAGGGCTGCCGGGGGCAGGCTAGGCAGGCCACAGGTGGCCAGCAGGCGGGCTGCCGGGGCAGCGTGGCACAGCCACAGGGTGCCCGCCTTGCGGCAGGCTATAAAGCAGCGCCCGCCGACCCTTGCACGTCTTTCTAGCCAGCCGATCTGCTCGGGCCGCATTGTCACGCGCCAGCCTTTCACCTTTTTGAATTCGACCCAGCCTTCCATTCCGTCACTGCAGTAATTGGAGTCCGGGATGCCTCCACTTGTCAAAGGTGATTCGACGGACTGCCAGTGGAAGCCTGCGTTCAGCTTCGTCCTAAAAATCTTGCGGAGGTTGCCGTCCATTTTTTCCTGCGCGCGTGTTCTTCAGTGTGGCAATTGTCACATAACACTTGCGCGTTGAACAGACTGATGTCGGCAGGGTCACCGATGTGATGGAGCTGCAGATTGTTTCTGCCAGCGCATCTCTCACAGCGGTACTTTGCCTGCAGGAAAGCTGTCTTGCGTGTGGCTGGACTGAACTCTCGTCTCATTCAGCAGCCCGGATGCCATGGTCAATGCCGGTGTTATTGTCGGCTGCAGGGTTCTGCGTTCTGCCACCTTGCTCCAAGCCATATGTCTCTTCGCTCATGTCACCTAGATATCTGAAGCTATTGACCCACATCATGCGGAAGTCGAACTTGGCCATGTTGCCTTTGATGGCGTAGATGGCCTTGCCGGTGCGACCACGCTCAACGATCTCCTGCGCGTTGATGCGGCTGAATTTCCCATGGTAGATTTTGCAGAACAACTGGTCGGTGTCATCAACCATTGTCATCAGAAGGCTGGTCGTGTCCGGACCTTGGATCAAACGTCCGCCGCGCTTTTCCACGTTGACGTGTTCGTTTTCATCACGAACGTTCAGCTTGCGCAGCACACCGATGATCATCACTTCACCCGGCATGTAGTTCTGCGCGCGGAGGATCGGCGTTGGCGTGGTGAAGATGTTCTTTGCCTGCAGGCCATCTGGGTACAGCTCCTTCAACCTGTCAGCGATGGGCGTCAGGCTGTCAATCAGGGTCTTGCCATTGAGCAGCTTTTCTTCCAGTGCCTTGCTGAGTGGCGGCACACCCGGACGGCGGCAGGTGATGATTTCCTGCACACCCTTGGGACCGATGCCTGCGATGTTTGAAAGTGGTCCTAATAGTATTCTCTTATTCCCTTTGGTTGTGGGCTGCCATTTGTCTGTCGATAGATCCTTGTCAACAGGAATGTATTCAACGCCTTCGTTCGCCAGCTCACGGAGCAGTAGAATTTGCTTCGTCGGGTCGTCCTCGGCGTCCAGCGTCGCGGCTGCAAACTCCACTGGATGATGCGCCTTGAGGTAGCAGCACCAGTAGCTCACCAGTGCGTATGAGACGGCATGGGACTTGTTGAAGCCCCACGACCCGAAGGCGCACAGGTCAAACCAGAACTTGTCGGCAATGTCCTTCGGGATGCCTCTGCTGGTGGCACCGGCCTTCCAGCGGATGCCGAATTGATCAAAGTATTCCGTCCCGAGAGATTTGGACATGGCCTTGCGCAGGGCGGTGACGTCTTTCCAGCTCAAGTCACCAATCTCGCGGCCGACTTGCATCACCGTTTCTTGGTAGATGACCACGCCTAATGTTTCCTTGAGGTAAGGCTCCAGCAGCGGGTGCGGGTAGGCCACTGCCTCAACGCCTGACCGACGCCGGACCCATGTGCCGGAGCCACCTGTGGCCATCGGGCCGGGTCGCCCCAGCGCAGTGATGGCAACAATGTCATTGAGAGATTCTACAATGATCTGCTTGGTCAGGTTCTGCAGCGCCACGCCATTGAACTGGAAGACGCCTGCGAAATGGTGTCTGTTCAGAACCTCGAAAGCCTTGACGTCATCCAGAGGCAGTTTTTCAAGCCAGCGGTGGACGGACTGCGGTGGCTTATTTAGTAATTCCAAAGTCCGTTCGAAGACGGACAGTTGAGTGAGACCCAAGGCGTCAATCTTGAGCAGCTCAAGGGTGGCTGCGTCGCGCTTGTCGCACATGGCGGTGTTATTGCGCGCATCAATGGCCACGTAGTTCACGACGGGCTCCTGCGTCAGCACGATGCCTGCAGCGTGTCTGCTGGCTGTGTTCGGGTGGCCTTCCATCTTGGCGGCGATGACGACTTCCGGCGTGTGCTGCAGCAGTGTGCGACCCGCTTCCGTGTCCTTCAACGTGTCTTCAATTTGCTGCATGGCTCTGGTATCCCCAGAGGAACGCAGGATCAAGCTGTCGGTCACCTTGTCAATAAAGTGCTGCGGAATGTTCAAGGCTATCGCAACTTTTTTCAGTGCGCTTTTTGGCTCGTACATTGAAACAGTCCCGAGCCGTGCGACGCGGTCAGCGCCGTATTTCTCAGCGGCGTATGCGAAAACCTGCTCTCTGTTTACGTCGCTGAAGTCAATGTCAATGTCCGGCAGGTCCGTGCGCGTCAGATCAACGAACCTTTCAAAGAGCAGGCCATACGGTATCGGGTCAACGGCAGTGATGCCTAACAGGTAGCAGACCAAGCTGCCTGCACTGGAGCCACGCGCGGGGCCGACGATCATTCTTTCCTTTGCGTAGGAAACAAGATCAGCAACGATGTAGAAATAATCCTCAAACTTTTTTTCAGCTATCATTTTCAGTTCTCTATCTAGCCGATCAGCGTACGTCTGGTCGGTTAGATCGACGGCTAGAGTAGCAGCACCTTCTTCGCACATCTGGCGGAGGGACTTCGGCTTCGGCGGCACCAGCAGGCTGGCTTTTTCAAGGGTGGCGGTGCATCCGGACAGCACTCGCTCGCGTGTGGCAATTGCCACGCTGGCGAGCTGGCCCGTTGCATCTGAGTATTCTTGATCTGAAAGAATGTGCTGCGGGTAAGTCTGGGTATCGCCACCCATGGTGATCCATGTTTCCTTCCGCTTGACGTAGCGGGTCATGGCCACGCGATAGAGGTTCTTGTCATCCAGCGTGGGGTAGGCATTGCAGCTCGCGGCGATCGGATGCAGCCCCTTGGTCATGGCAGCACTGACCAGACCCTTGGCGGTGGCAGGCGTGAGGCCGAAATAATAACAGACGTCGTCTGCTTGAACGTGGTCCAGCAGAACGGCGTGGCCTGAAATTTTGATCACGCCTTCCGCCGCATGCGCTTGCGCATAGGTCAGCAATGGCCAGTCGTTGCCGTCCGTGCCTGCATTCGTCGTAGCTAGGTTTATAAGCCTATGAAGATCCTTGAGATCGTCGATGGCCAAGAACGTCCAGAAGTCCATCGGGACTTTTTTCCCAAGTGCGGGCGTCACCGGCAATTCAACTCCGTACACAGGCCGCAGGTCGTTGGCTTCACACAAGGTGCGCCAACGGGTAAAGCCGAAGGTGCTGCAGCGGTCGGCGATGGGAGCAACGGTCCAGCCGATGGCTTTCACTCTTTGAATGACATCAGGGAGATGCCCGACGGCGCTTTTGAAACTGTAGCCGGTGTGAATGGTCATAGCATCCCCTTATGCAGCAGCTCCACGCAGCAGCGCAGTAGCGCGAGCGTGTCCTGCTTTGCGCGGTGCGCGCCTTCAAACGGCTCACCAAACAGATGTTGATGCAGCGCGGACATTGTCATGCGTTGTCCGGTCAAGAAAATAGTCTGCTCGGTGGTGCAAATCAATTTCGGCCATTTTATCTGTCTGTTCAGTCTAGAAAACTCAATGTCAATCATGTCATGATCGAATGTCATATTGTGACCAATGCAGCGCGGTGCTGCTTCAATCATGACCTGCACACGATCAGCGATGAAGCCGAAGGGCGGTGCGTCTTTTACTGTCTCATTAGAGATGCCGGTGATGGCTGTGATGGCCTTCGGCACACCCTTGGTCGGTTTGACGAGACTTTCGTACTCATCCTTGATCGTGCCGTCGCGCAGGTCGGCAAGGCACATATAGATTTCCATGATCTCGGGCTGGCGCTCGGCGCGCTTGACCAAGTTGTCTATCAGGCCGGTCGTTTCCGTGTCAAGGATCAGCGCTATCATCAATTTCTTTCTGCAGTGCCGCATAGACGACGGTGTCTATGGAGCTGTCCGGGTGGCCACCATTGCGCCATTGTGCAGCGTAACGCGTTTGCTTCACCTGCAGCATCATGAAGGCATACAGGCGTTGCCAGTCGTGCGGTGACTGCACCATCAAGCCAGCCGGGAACATGGCATGCATGACGGCACCCAGCCGCACAAAGTTATCGGCATAGAGGTTGTTGCGCTGCACGTATGTCTCGGTCGCTGCCTGCAGGGCGTCACCGGCTTTCATGTTGGTATCTTTTTGATGTATTTCACATAGGCACCGGGCGCGAACTCGTATATCCGATATTCGTAGGTCCGGTCATTGAACGCCTCATGATGCCGCGTCATGGCTTGCTGCACAAGCTTCACGTCATACAGGTGCGGTGGCCAGTCGTGCGCACCGATGTGGATGCCGACGTGCGCGATGTACGTTTCAACGCCGTTGATGTCATAGGCCGGATGGTACATGCACCAGTGCAGACCATCAGTGTACCGTATGAGTTCTAATTGAATGCCCATGTCCTCATTGAACTGCAGTTCGGCCACGTTGGTGCCTTGCCAAGGCTCCATGTCGCGGTCACGCCATACGCGGACGTCCGCTGTCACGGTGTCGTGCGACCATTGCGCGTCCTGCAGACCGAACTTGCGCTTGACCAAATCAGCCTGCTCATCCGTCGCGCAGTAGAAAGCGATCTGGTTCATCTTCACGTGCCATACTCCATTATTGATCCATTCAAGTGCTTGTGTCTTTCCGGCTTGGCCAGCAGGTAGGCAATCATACCGGCAACTGCAGCGGGGTCAATGCGATCATTGACAGGCTCAAGGTCACGCAGCACTTTCAGGCGTTCGTCCGTGGCCTGTGTCATCGGTGTGCCTTCCAGCCAGCCGGGTGACACGCCGAAGACCGTTATGTCGTGCGTCCATTTCAGTTCACGCGCCATCTGCCGCGTCATCATTTGAACTGCGGCTTTTGATGCATTGTACGGCAAACTACATCTCATAGGTTGGACAGCGGCGCTGCTAATAATATTCAATATAGTCCCGCCTTGCATCTTGCCTGCCAGATGCTTCGCGGTCAACCAGACGGCACGGCAGTTGACGGCGAACATGGCGTCCCACTCGGCTTCGTCAATACGTGTCAGGTAGTCAATGGGCAGGTTGACGCCCGCACAATTTATGAGGACATCAACCCGCTTCAGTTGTTCAGCAGCATCACGGACAGCATCAAGGCTGCGCAGGTCCAGTGCAGGCAATGACCAATCTGTTATCGTGTAGTGATCGGCCATGGCCTCTGCGATAGCCTTGCCCAAGCCAGAAGCAGCGCCCGTGATGACGGCTGTGGGCATGTTAGAACGTCGCGCGCTTCGGACCGAAGTGATTTTTAATCCGACGCGGCTTGTAGCTGCGTTTCTTGTAGCTGGGGTCCTTCATGCGTTCCATCCGGCGCTTGGCCATCTTGCGGCGTGCCGTTGGCAACCAGCTATGCGGGAAGGGCCGCAGCTTCACTTCAATGTCCTTGCCCTTGCCGGTGCGATCAAACTTGATTGCCGTGGTGTAGGCATAGACATCATTCGCGTACAGATTGACGACCGGCTTGCCTGCTTTGTCACGCTCAACCACTGCGCTGTGGCGCAGCGCGACCAGTGCCGGGTAGCCATGGCGCTTGATGCACTGCTGAATGATGCAGCCGTGAATGTCCGCCCGCTTGGCCTTATTTCTGTCAACTGGCTTGATGACGAAACCCTTTTCCACCGTGCCGTACTTGACGGGGATATTGCGTTTCAAACCCAACTGCTCACGTATGCGCTGGGCACGTTTGGCAGGTACTAACATCTTCTTCTCTCCTCTTTGTTTCAACAGAGGGCAGCCTGCCAGAATAACAAACAAAGCGCAAGATCCCGGATCACACCACGTTTTCGGTGGGCAGCGGCTTCGTGATGGGTGTGCCTGCTGCATAGTGTTTCAACAGCATCTTGAGTTCGTCCAGCCCGTAAGCATGCGCATCAACCGACTGCTGCAGCATGACGTTGATGGTCGGGCGCTCCGTGGTGTAGGAAAATACCCGGAACGTGTTCGTGTTCATATTGTATCTTCTGATTGCGTAGGCAAAGCCCATCTCCCAATAGGTGCCGGTGTCATGCTCGTCCAAGATGGCCAGCACGGCATCGGCGTGAATGATGTTGCCGCAGTTCAACTTGAATATCTTGCCTGCCTGCGCCTTGCGTTCTTCTGGCGTCATCTGTTTCAGGATGCCGTCAGCGCGTGGACTATAGTAACGGAGGCCAGACTCGTAGATGAGTTTTTCCACCTCGTCAACCTTGGCCAGTTGCTTGGGTGTGAAGAACGGACTTGCGATGTATATCTGCTTGACACGTACGGGCATTATGGGACGAGCTCCTTTTGCCAGAGTTTGCCGCCGCGCTGCCATGCTTCCTTGTGCATGCGTTCAAGCCACGGCTCCTTGTTGATTGCATACAGGTTACAGTAGCGCGGACATGGGCAGCCGGGGTCCTTGCCTTGCATGCGGGCTTGAACATCTACCCTGTAAGGACAGCTACCGTCCGCACAGGGCAGCGCCGAGGCAGGGAATAGTTTCGTCAGGTGTGCCCATATGTCATGCTGCGCGATCCAGCATAGTCGTTTGGACATGACGCTGCGCCATACGTCCTTGCGCGCGATGATGACCATGGCGATGGGTACAATCAATTTCACGGTGGGCAATTCCACGGACTTGATCAGGTCCATCAGGTTGTCCACGAATTGCAATTCACGGTGGCGTACAATTTGAGCGCGGAGGCCTAGAGGCACATTTATCTCCACGGTCTGGAAGTGACTGTCATTCCATAAATTATTGTGCTCAATGACAATCTGGTCCTCATTCAAATACTTGGCCAGCTTTGCACTCGTCAATAGAGCATGGGTTATGTCAGGACCAAGCATATTTGTTAGTGTATCCGTCAAGCAGAGGGCTACAGCGTTGAAGCGCCCGCATTGATCCAAGGATACAAAACATTCTTGAGCAAGGTACTTGAAGTAGTGAACCAGTTTGGCCATGTCACGGACGTGCATGCGCGCGGTCCATGACGTATGCGCGACGACAGGCAGCAGCAGACGCCATTGGTCTTGGTCCACACCCTTGGCGCGCAGCTTGAGCATGTCGGCGCGGTAATAGTCGTGGGCCTCGTCTTGGAATTCTTTGGGCACGGTGAACAATGTAGGGTCGTCAACCCTTGAAGTGCGCGCCCAGACTGTATGGTTGCGCAGGCTGCAAAAGATTTCACGCTCTACGATGGTGAAGTCAATGAAGTGCAGCAGGGCCGATGGCATCTCGATGACGGGTGCGTCAACGGCCATGATCTCCAGAGGATTATAGGCGGCTGATTGATCCCTAGAGAAACGCCACGCGTTGACGGCGTCATTGGCCAGCGCGCGGACGACGACCTTAATCTGCATCGTGCAGCTCCACCAGCGCGCAAGGATGCTTTAAGACTTCGGTAAGAATGGCCGTCAGCTCGTCGTAATAGCCAAGGAGATATTCCTCTTGGTCCGGGTTGAAGAACTCCTTCTCTTTGATGTGCTGTATTACACCGTCAAGCACACGTTGCATGCCCTTGGCTGGCTGCACAAAATGGTGGTTGTTATAAATGAGCGCTTCTTCCCACACTCTGTGTATCGCAGCCATGATGTCCGCCAGCGCGACGATCGCGCCTTCCTTGTGCTCCTTCGCGACGGCATGGTCCATCGTCAGGGTCGCAATGTTAAGGCGTCTGGCAAGGTTGTCAATGCCATCCATTTCAAGCTTTGTCATTTCCTTGCGTAACTCTTTGCTAAAGTATTTCGTCGGCCGTGGCACATCGCCGGTGATTGTCTCATCAAGGTCGTGCGAAACAGCACGCCGCATGACTTCACCGATGCTGATGGTTTGCTTGATCTGGTTCAAATGATCCGTGATGATATAACTGAAGATGCACACCATGCCGGTATGCTCCAGAACATTTTCCGGGTGGCACATCTTCAACATGCTGAAACGCTGGATGCCGGACAGACGCGACACTAAGCTGAAAATATTCGTGATCATATGACTGGCTCCACGATCAGGCGGACGTTGTCGCCGGGCTTGAAGTCGGGTGCGTCCATGCCAAGGTAGATGGCAACATTGCCACGGGACAGGATAGCGTAATACCCGATCACTTCATAGTCGAACTGTGCGTCACCATGTGCGTCCTTGTAGCCGCGCCTGATTTGAGTGCGCTCTTCCACGTTGACAATGGTGCAGGGGAAAACGTATCTGGTCATCTGGTGTACCAATAGCGGTTCCGGGCCGGACTTAGCCGTTTGCCCACTGGCTCTTTCTGAGGAGAGAGAGGTACGCACGGCGACCAATGCGTACGGGCAAACGGACCGCGTCAGTTTTACATTGCGCCTTCTGCGGCGGGTTCAGCGTCATCATCCATTTCGGCTGCCAGCTTGTCACCGCGCAAGCAGCTTTCATAGAGCGCTTTGCCTTGCATGAGCAATTCCTTGTTGACCATGCCCTTTGCGTTCAGCAACGGGCTTTGCGTCACGGGCGTAATGTCAACGGTGAACCATGTGCCCTTGGCATTGGAGCGTTGCCGCGTGCGCACTCTGTAGAGGAAGGCGAATGACGGCGGGTTGATGCCGTCCACCACTCGGTTGGACATCGTCGTCATCCAACTGCGTGAGACACTGTGCAACGTGCTGGTCATCGGCAGCGCATAGGGCGCGACGGTGCCGTCCTCGCGAACGATGAAGCCTAGATGGTTGCGGCGCTCCAGCACTTCGTGCCCGTTCGGCAGTTTCCAGCGCACCTTGTTCGGGTTGTGCTCATCGCGTAACTCTTGAGCATCCGGTGGCAGCGTGCGATGCATGCCCACCAGTCCACCGCCTTGGTCGCGCGGTATCCATTCCGCAAAGTCCTTGTAGAAATAGCACGGCTCAAAGACGAAGCCTTCTGCGCCGTTGATGATCGGCGGCGTTGCGCCACGCAACCAGAAGAAACCGGGCTCGGCACCTTCAATGTACGCGCCACCTTGGCGGTTCACCGGCTTTGAGTTGGACTGGAAAATAGTTATCAAAGGTACGAGGTTGTCTTCCTGTGCTTTTGATATTCCTTGGCCTTTTGTTTCCTCCAACATGCGGCGGTAGTCGTCGTCAATGTCCGGTAGTGTCTGCGTGGTCTGCTGTACTGCTTTTGCCATTTGATTTGCTCTCCTCTAAATGACCTTCAACTTGGCTTCGCGGCCTACGTCGCCGCCTATGATATCCAAGGGCACGACGGTGCCGTTGGCGGTGGCTTCTTTGAGCCACTTGGATAAAGTTGCGCTGTGTACTGACTCACCGATGTTTGGATTGAGGCCTTGCTGCTGGAGTTGCGATGCTACCTCAACGGCTTGGGAGCGACTTTCTCGCGGGAAGGCGACGGTGATTTCTGTTTTGATGAGGTCGCCGTGACCGTTTTCCGTGAGCCACGCAAAGGCCTCGGCGCGCTTTTCCGGTGGCCAGCTTGCCGCGATGTTCGCACGGATGTATGGCCGTGCTGTAATTTCATACGCTGGATTGTTGCCTTGTGCTTCTAATGTGAACTTTGTCAGGTGCGCCTGCGCCATCAAGTCTGGCAGGGTTTCGCGGGTCAGTACGTGGAGTTGTGCATTAAGCTCCTTAATGCGCAGCTCCAAGCTCTCAACTTCCAAAGTGATGTCACGCGCTTCCAGTCCAGCGGCGGTGATGGTCGTCAACAGGTCGGTTGTCATTTTTCTCTCTCCTCGTATTGCACTTTGGTCCAAGGTTTGTCTCTATGCAACAGTTTTGTATTGCTTGATGACAATTTTTCTAGGATGCTGGGATACCCGGTTAAAAATCAGGAAGATCGTGATGCCTATGGACTGGCGCGCCGTCCCGCCGCTTGCTGCCTATATCAACCGAATTGGGGCTGTCCCATTGAACTTCAGGAAGTTCATGGTGCGTGAAGATCGCGGTAACTACTACGTTGAAAAGACCGTCATCACGCTGGCACCCGATGGGGAAATAGGGTGCCGTGAAGCGGAGTATGCGCCCACCGATGAAGAAGCAGCAGCCATCAAGGCTGCGTTTTTAAATGGCAATTTTGATTTTCCGGTTTGGGTGAAAGCGTCACCAGCCAAGCTGCCGGAGTTGAAAGCACTGATAGGCAATAGTGACCCGCTGTTTGAGTTCTATGAGCGCGGGACAGACACGGTGATCATGGTGCAGCAGCGTGCGCGGCGTGCTGATGGCGGCAAGCAGTACAGGGCATGGTCATACTGGTCAGATGGCGTGTGGCGATCAATGGAGCCGGATTGCAAGCTGCCGATCTGGAAGCCTAGACATTCCACGAATAAAAGACGCATCATGATGCATGAGGGAGCCAAGCCCGCTGCATTTATGCATGATCTCTGCACGAATGCCTCACGTGGTCCGGAATTGGACGCGCATCCATGGCGTGACGAGATTATAGAATACGAACATTGGGGCGTCATCGGCGGTGCGCTTGCGCCCGGTCGCACAGACTTCACAACTGTGCGTGCGGAAAAGCCTCTTGAACTCGTTTATGTTTGTGACAATGATTTCCCCGGTCGCGATGTACTGCAGCACATTTCAAGGCTGGTGGCGTATCCACTGCGCAGCGTGATGTTTGACAATGCATGGCCCAAAAGCTGGGACATGGCCGATCCATTGCCCGCGACAATGTTCAGCGGTGCAGGCCGCTGGACTGGCCAGCCGTTCAGGCATTATATGAAACCGGCAACATGGGCCACCACCCAAGATCGTGAAGAAAAGAAACTCATCACGAAAATACGCAAAGACTTTGCTGAGGAGTGGTCGCATTGCGTTGAGCCTGATGTGTTTGTCCACAATGAATGGTCAAACAAGATTTATGGACCAGATCAATTCAACAATGTGGTCGCGCCTTTTAGTCACGTAACGGACACTGCCACGCTGTTCAAAAAGAGCGAGGCCAGCAAGAACGCCGTTTTAAAATACGTGCCCGCACTGCCCTTGGGCGTTTACACGGTAGGCGATGGACGCTTCATCAATACGCACAAGCCAGCAGACGTGAAAGCTGAGGCTGGCGACGTTGGTCCATGGCTGGACTTTATGGAAAAGCTGGTGCCTGCAGAAATGGATAGAAAGCATCTGTTGCGCTGGTGTGCGACGTTGATCGCTAGACCAGCCATCAAGATGCATTATGGTGTTCTGCTTATTTCGGAAACGCAGGGTGTGGGCAAAGGGACGCTGGGTGAACGGGTGCTGGGGCCGATACTAGGTGAGA